CATCGTTCGTGGTATGCATCTGTATGGTCGCAAGATTCTTCGTCCTGAAGGTCTTGTCAACGCCATCTACAACTTGGTATAAGGGGGACTAAATCATGGCTTTTACAGCAGCAGTTTCACACGGCGTAAGTAATCCTAATCGTGGTCCTTACCTAATTCAGCGTACAATCAACTTTGCAGTTGAGACTACAAACAAAGGTTCCGCACTAGCATTGAATGATGTTATTCCGGGTCTTTTGGTTCCAGCTAACCACATTGTCCTTATGGGCGGTGCGCAGGTTATGGAAGCAATGGCAGGTACTTCAACTGACTTGACACTTGACATCGGTTTCACTGGTGGCAATACAGATTGGGTAGCTGACGGTTTTGACTACGATGGGGCGGCAGTAAATGCTTATACCGCACCAGTAGTTGCAGAGTTGCCAATTCAGATTGATGCAGCGGGTACTAATAACTCACTGGACGTTCTAATTGCAACTCAAACTGGTACCTTTACAGGTGGTAAGTTGCGTATCTTTGCATACGTAATGGACGCGACTAACATTGATGATGAAGACGGAATGCCGGGTGCAGTAGCACGTGACGTTGTCTAAACATTATTGTAAGCAAGGGAGGCAGGGTAACTTGCCTCTCTACTTTCTTTATTTTATTTAAGGATGTAAAATGGCATATGATTACTTAGACATTACGAATGAAGTCATCGCACGTATGAATGAAGTTGCGCTTACAGCGTCTAATTTTAGTTCAGCGCGTGGCTTTCAGGTACAGTGTAAGAATGCCGTAAATGATGCTATTAACTATATTAATCAACGTGAGTTTGGTTGGCCTTTTACTCATGCTACTAAAACAGAAACACTTGTAGCAGGACAAACTCGTTATACTATTCCTGCGGATTCGCAGTCAGTCGATTATGATACCTTTAGAATTACTAAAGATGATACTCTAGCAGTATCAGGTGTTACTCTCCGTATCATGGATTATAAAGAGTACACACAAAAATACATAGAGCAAGAGTCTACTACTAATGTAGGCGGCATACCTAGTTATGTATTTAGAAGTCCTGATAATAACTTTGGATTATTTCCTTACCCTAGTAAGGCGTATGAATTACAATTTGAATATTACACTAAGCCGATTGCTTTATCTGCGGCTACTGATGTTCCAACTATTCCAGAACAGTATAGACAAGTTATTGTGGATGGTGCTACTGCATACTCTTACCAATATCGTGGTGAGGCACAGCAGTATGGAATTAACTTTTCACGCTTTGAAGATGGCATTAAACAAATGCAATCTATTCTACTTAATCGTGCTGACTATGTTAGGTCTACATATATCCCTTACTCACAACGGTATGGTTCTGGTATGGGTGGATTTTAGAGGTTTAAATGGCAGATGAATCTGGCCTTAATCCTTTTGTGTTTGCATGTCAAGGTGGTTTAGTTCTTGACCAATCAACCTTTGCAATGCAGCCGGGGATGGCACTTGAACTAGAAAACTTTGAACCTGCCACTACTGGTGGATACAGACGTATCTCAGGTTATAACAAGTGGAACTCTAATATTGTTCCGCAAGACCAATCTGCCAGTGAGTCTGTACTTATGTCAGCATACTTCAAGGGTAATATTTTAGCCGCACGTGGACGTAAGATACACAAGGCTGCGGCAGGTAGTGGTTCTTGGACTGAGATAGACTCAGGTAGAACAGGTGCAGGTCGCTATACGTTTTTTAGATACAATCTAGCAGGTACAGATTTTATTGTATGGGCTGATGGTGTTAATTACGCATCTAAGTACGATAATACTACAGTAACAGACATTAATGCTACAGGCGCACCTGCTGACCCAGCATTTGTGACAGGTTTTAAAGAGGCACTCTTTTTTGCTGGTATGTCTAGCAACCCACAAGAATTAGTTTTTACAGCACCATATACTGATAGTGATTTTAGTGTTGCTAATGGGGCTGGTTCTATAGCAGTAGACAGTGACATAACGGGCCTGTTTCCTTTCCGGGACCAATTGTATATTTTCTGCGAGGAACGAATTTTTAAGTTGGTTGGTAGTAGTATTGCAGACTTTGTACTGCAACCTGTAACAAGAGAGATTGGTTGCCTCAATGGATTTACCATCCAAGAATTTGCAGGTGATATTATTTTCTTAGGTCCAGATGGACTGCGTACTGTTGCTGGTACAGAGAGAATTGGTGACGTAGAACTTGGTACAATCAGTCGTGCAGTACAGAAACGCTTTGAAGGACTGTCTGACGTAGATGAATTTGATAGTGTAATTATTCCAGATAAGACACAATATCGCATATTCTTTAGTAATAATGCCACACCACGTTCTACCACTACTGGTGTTATCTGTGTACGTAAAGGTGATAGCTACGAGTTTGCAGATATTAAAGGTATCAGGCCAAGTAGCACAGACAACATCGTATCGTCAGGTGACACAATTGTAATACACGGTGACTTTGATGGTTACGTTTATAGACAAGAACAAGGTGATGACTTTGACGGTAATGTAGTAACAGGCAAGTATCGTTCTCCTGATTTGACTATGGGTGATGCTGGATTACGTAAGACCTTTGAACGTGTTATCATTAACTATGCACCAGAAGCGGCAGTTAACGCTGACTTGTTTGTACGATACGACTACGAAGCCCCAAATGTGGCGAGACCAGCAGCGTACCCATTTGATACATCTACATCGGTAGCTATTTATGGTATCTCTACATACGGTGTTGCTACATACGGTGGACAATCTAACCCATTGGTAAGACAACCGATTGAAGGCAGTGGATTTGCTGTAGCACTGCGGGTTAACGATAGAGGTACATCAGCACCATATTCACTTAAAGGATTTCAGCTAGAGTTCCAAGCTGATGCAAGGAGATAATTAATGGCAGGTTATACTAGACAATCCAGTTACGCTGACGGTGACATTATTAATGCAGCCGACAGTAATGACGAGTACAACCAACTACTAGCAGCGTTTGTAAATACCACTGGTCACAAGCACGATGGCACAGCCGCAGAAGGTCCAGTCATCGGTTTGATTGGAGACCCCGGCGTTGTTGTTCCAAAAAACAAAGTCGTAGTAGATGATACAAGTAACCAAGTAGAAGTATCTATTGACGTAGGTGGTACAAGCACTGAACAACTTGTAATTAAAGACGGTGTTATTGAACCTACTACAGATAATGACATTGACCTTGGTTCTACTACCAAGGAGTTCAAAGACCTTTATCTTGACGGCACTGCAAACATCGACACGATTGATGCAGATGCTGCCACGATTGACAGTCTGACAATTACCTCTGGCACGGCTATCACATCTATTGACACTGACATTAATTCTGTGTCTGCTTCGGATGACACGCTGGCATCAGCAAAGGCGATTAAAACATATGTGGATGCACAAGTTACCGCGCAAGACCTCGACTTCCAAGCAGACTCAGGTGGAGCATTATCTATCGACCTTGACAGCGAGACTCTCACGCTTACAGGTGGCACAGGCATTGATACTGCTGGTTCAGGTAATACTGTTACTTTTGCTATTGACAGCACTGTAGCCACACTAGCTGGTACACAGACACTTACTAACAAGACTATTGATGTAGACAATAACACTGTATCTAACATCGAAGTAGATAACCTCAAGTCTGGTGTTCTTGATACTGACTTGACTAGCGTAGCTGTTACAGATACTACACTAGCATCTGCTAAAGCTATCAAGACTTATGTAGACGCACAGGCAACTGCACAAGACCTTGACTTCTCAGGTGACAGTGGTGGCGCACAAAACGTAGACTTAGACAGTCAGTCACTGACATTTACTGGTGGTACAGGTATTGACACTACAGGTTCAGCACAGACAATGACTGTGGCTATTGACAGTACTGTTGCTACTTTAACAGGCACACAAACTTTTACAAATAAAACCTTGACAAGTGCTGTGCTGAACGGTACAATAAGTGGAACTTCCATTAAAGATGAAGACACTATGGTATCAAATAGTGCTTCTCACTTAGCAACACAACAATCAATTAAAGCATATGTAGATACACAAGTAGCTACAGTACCTGTAGGTGATATTACATCTGTAGTAGCTGGCAGTGGTTTGACAGGTGGCGCAACTTCAGGTGATGCTACCCTTAATGTTATTGGCGGTACAGGTATTACTGCAAATGCAGATGACATTGAAATTGATACAAGTGTAGTTGCTACATTAACAGGTACGCAAACACTTACAAACAAAAGTATTGATGCATCTCAGTTAACTGGTACAGTTGCTAATGCACGGCTTGATGCTGAACTACAGGCAATTGCTGGTTTAACATCTGCTGCAGATAAAGGCATTCAGTTTACAGGTTCGGGAACTGCAGGAACTTACGACTTAACTGCCGCAGGTAAAGCCTTGTTAGATGATGCTGATGCAGTGGCGCAACGTAGTACATTAGGTTTAGGCTCTGCTGCAGTACTTACAGCAGGTACATCAGCAAATAATGCAGTACAGCTAGATGGTTCTGCAAGACTACCAGCAGTAGATGGTTCGCAGTTGACTAATCTACCAGCAACAGGTGCGACTGCTGGCTTTGCAGTAGCTATGGCAATTGCACTTTAACACTTGACAAACAAGTAAAAGTATGGTATAATTATACTTAATTCAATTAGGAGAAGATATGGCACAGGATTTTGAAAGAAACATTGCACGGAATGTTGG